TTTGGTGATTGCTCTAAGGAAGAACTATCTATGGCTATCCAAGCTAGTATAGAGATAGGTGAGTTAGTAGGGTTTAGTCTGTATTAACTTTCTCTCCTGTTGTAATGTTAAGCTTTATCTTCTTTGTATGGCCCTGCTCTCTAGCTTGGTCCTCTACAAGAAGTAGAAAAGAAAGTAATGTACGGAAGTGGTAAGCATATACATCAGTATCATCTTTACCCTCCTGTACTAACTTAATTATCTCTTCTAGATGCTGATCATCTTTTGCAGGAAAGAACTCAGTCATGAACTGGTTAAATCTGAAGTAGTAATCTACAGGAAGTTTAACATCTATTACGGTGTCCTGCTTTAGGATTTCTACTTCTCTGATAACTGGGGCTGTTTCTTCTTCAGACATAATATTAATTTTAACAAAGCTATGTTAGATAGTGTAAATATACAAGAAGTACAAGATAAATTGTACGAGAAACTTCAAGAATCAGGTTGGGCTAATAAGCTTAAAACATTTATGATAAGTGATGATATGACAAAGATCTTGTCAACATTACTGAAAGAGGCATTGGATAATAAAAGATTTACTCCTGTTGTAAAGGATGTATTTAATGCATTAACCGCATGTCCATTTGATTCTACTAGAGTAGTATTCATTGGGCAAGATCCTTATCCTAACCTTAATGTAGCAGATGGTCTCGCATTTAGTTGTAGTAAATCATCTGTACAAAAGTCCTTGATGTTTATGCATGACTCTATTAAGAGAACTGCTGTACCGGGATATGTTGGTGACAATGATCTAATGCCTTGGGCAGAGCAAGGTATCTTACTACTCAACTCTGCATTCACAACCACATTGAACAAACCTGGTACACATCAGTTACTGTGGAGACCGTTCCTAGTGCAGGTACTAGATAGTTTAATGTGGGAGAAGCCCGGACTAATCTATGTATTCTTAGGCAAGAAAGCTCAGGAGTATGCAGATCTCATACCTGATAATAATTACAAGATCATGGTATCACACCCTGCTAGTGCAGCATATGAAAAGCTGGATGAGTGGGATTGTAATGACATGTGGAATAAGATTAACAAATATTTAGAACAAGATGGAGGAACCAAAATATCCTGGTAAAGTAAAAGTGTCTGCATCTATAGATGTAAACTTTGGAGAGATGTGGTTTGAGGTTGAAGGTAAAGGTAGACTGACTGTAAAGAACAAATGTTTATATGATGCTCTATCTAAGTTTGATATCAAGATGGACCGCGCTAAGGAGATTGTTAGAGTAATTGCTAATGATATAGCCAGTTGCCGTAACTATTATGTTGACTTAAAAGATTACAGAGTAACGCAAGATTATGAAGAAGAAAGAATTGAGTCAGTTACAACAGAATATTGATAGTTATGTTAGAGACTTAAATACATCCATTAATGCAGCTGTAAATATGTTCTTTGCACAAATGAGTGAAGTACTTGAAGAAGATATAAGTCATAATGATTATATCTTACCATGCACTGTAACATTTGAGGAGCTTGTACAAATTGTAGAAGCTACATTCCCTAGGGAAAAACCTTTTACTGCTAGTGTGAGTTCAAGAGCTAATCGCGTACCTTTGATAAGACAACTAACTTACTATATTGGTGCAAACATGGGTCACACATATAATCATATGTATAATGCCCTGAATGTACTGTATGGTAATAAGGTGATTAAGAATCATGCTACTATAGATCATAGTATTAAGAAGATCCGAGATCTTTTATCTATCAATGATCCTAAATGCATGACTCTAAGGTTGCAAATTATGAATGCTGTAATTAAATATGTAGAAGTAAATGAAAGAACTGTTTGAATACCTAGCGTTAAAGGAGATATCTCCTAATGCCCTATATGCACTATGGTGTGTAGCAACTAAGACTAAGTCCACATTAAAGAACAATGTAATTCATACTGAGTTACGGGTCCTTGTCAATGATGACTTGTTAGATTCTACCTATACCATAACTGCTAAGGGTATGGCTATACTCAATAACATTCCCGGTATTAGTGGGAGTATAACTGTTGCTCAGGAAGATACAGAAGATGCTATAACAAAGTTTCTAAATATCTTTCCTAAAGGTAAACTACCTAGTGGTAAGGCTGCCCGAGTAAACAAGAAGAATATTGAGGAAGCTTTTAAGTGGTTCCATAAGAACTATACGTATGATTGGGATACAATCTTGCGTGCAACATGGTACTATATAGAGACCTATGAGAAGGCTAACTATATGTACATGAAGAACTCACAGTATTTTATACGCAAGCAGAACACGGATAAGTCCTGGGATTCTGAGCTTGCAAACTATTGTGAGATAATTATTAACGGTGAAGATGAAGATACATCTACACATTTTACTGATAAAGTAGTATGACACAAAGAAGATTTGAGAAGATAGCATTGATGGTTTTATCATCAATACTTATGAGTTTAGTGTGCTGGACTGTGATTAATAATTTAATTGTATCCGTAAGCTTATTAAATTATATTTTTATTGAATTTATTTTGGTTTTTGCCTATAAATCTTATACATTTGTAGTCAAGCAGATTCAAGCAATAGAAGAATAATACCCACCATTTTATGTCTAAGAATAACCTTTGGAAAAGCCAGAAGGATGGCTTTGCTGACTCTCTGCAGTACCTCAAAGGTAGAATGGAAGGGTCTATTAAAAGTATTAAGACGTCTTGGAAAAAGTTTAATGATGCTACAACTGACGGTCTGGAATGGCACTCCATGACTGTTATAGGTGGAAGACCTGGTAGTGGAAAAACTCTTATTAAAGATCAACTAGTAAGAGATGCATTCAAACTTAATCCAGATGAGAATTTCCGTGTACTAGAGTTTCAATTTGAGATGCTAGCACGTACCTCTGCAATCCGTGAGTATAGTAGTGTACTTGGCAAGTCCTACAAATACTTATGCAGTGCCGATGGTAAGTTAACTATGGAAGATCTTCAGACGTGTTATAGTTATGCAAAGGAGAAGGTCAAGTTAGCAATTGATGTTGTTGAAGAACCAATCACCGTGAATGAGTTTAGAGAAGTGGTTGCTGAGTATATGCAGCAACACATGACAATAAACGAGTCAGGAGATTATGAATTCACCAAGACAATTATTACCTTGGATCACTCTCTATTGCTAAAGAAAGCACCATTTGAGAAGGATAAGTTTGATACTCTGTACAATTTAGGAGAAGCTATTACGGAACTTAAACGTAAGTATCCAATAGCCTTCATCATCCTGACACAATTGAACAGAGGTATTGATAATCCTGAAAGAAGTGAAGAGGGTAAGTATGGTAACTACATACTTGAATCTGATATCTTTGGTTCAGATGCATTGCTTCAACATGCTGACACTCTTATTGGTATTAACCGTCCAGGCAAACAGAAGATCAGACTGTATGGCCCAGATAGGTATATCATTGAGGATGACACCATCTTAGTACTGCACTTTCTTAAGTGTAGAAATGGAGATACTCGTATGAGTTTCTTTAAAGCTGAATTTGCTAAGATGAAAATAACGGAGATAGCAACTCCACCACAACAAGAAAAAAGAGTAAAAGTTTAATTATGGCACTAAGTACAAACAACCCTGGTACATTGACCACTGAAGAAAGAAAAGAAAGGATATCTAATCTAAAGTCTCATCACCAACCGGTGCTTGATGCTCTAGGTGTTCCTGATGCTTTGTTCTTTCCTAAGATGGCTTATAGACCTAAGGGTAAAGATGAGATGCACCTTAGCTTCTTTCCAAGTGAATTGAAAAGAGGCTTTGACATTTATACTGAGTTTGCTAGTAGAGAGTATGAGCCCGAAGATCAAGAGAGAACTCTATGGAAATGGAGATTCAATCCACATTGGGAGGAGGAATATGAAGCTACGCCAGATCTACAAGTAAGATATCTGATACCAGTATCTGAACTTATTAAAGTTACTGCTCCTAAGAAAACAGAAGTAGTTCAAGGTGACATGTTTGCTAACCTAGACTTAGGTATAGATGATGCACCGTTTAATGAGTTAACTATAAGAGATCTAGCTGCTTTGCTACTACGTGAACCGGTAAGCAAAAAAGAGTGGTTAAATAATTTAATTAAGTAAAATGGAAATCAAGCTCCCTACTAGTAAGGTTCCTGCTGAGGCGTCAAGTCCTAGGAACCTGATCATTTTTTCAAAGCCAAAGACTGGCAAAACAACACTGTTATCACAACTTGATAACTGTTTGATACTTGACCTGGAGAAAGGTTCAAAGTATTTAGAAGCACTTAAAGTTGAAGCTAACTCTATAGAGGAGATCAAGCACATTGGTAAGGCAATTAAAGAAGCAGGCAATCCCTATACGTATATTGCTGTAGATACCATCACTGCATTAGAAGAGATGTGTATCCCGTATGCTGAAGAGTTGTATATGAAAACTCCTATGGGAAAGAACTGGCCTACCGATGGTAAGGTTAAGTACGGAACTATTATAGGACTACCCAATGGTGCAGGTTATCAGTATCTTAGAGAAGCTTTTACTAAAGCTGTAAGCTACATACAAACATGGGCTCCCAGAATTATACTAGTGGGACACGTAAAAGATACCCTTCTGGAAAAGAACGGTAATGAATTTAGTTCTTTAGATTTAGATTTGACAGGTAAACTTAAAAGAATTACTACATCAAACTCTGATTCTATTGGCTATCTTTACAGAAAAGGAAAGAGGAACATCTTAACATTCAAGACTGCTGATGATGTAGCATGTGGTGCAAGACCTAAGCACTTGAGTAACCAAGAGATTGTTCTATCTGAAATGGATGAGAACGGTGAGTTAACTACTCACTGGGATAAAATTTATATTGATTAATTAAAAGTAAAATGATAAGCACAACTAACATCCCTGGGGAAGGATCTGGAATCCCTAAAGTATTACAACCTGGTAATCACATTGTAACTATTAACTCTATTAAACTAGAGGTACCACCTTATAATAAGGATGCTTTAAACATTGTATTAAATGTTGAAGGCCCTGATATGGGTGAGACCTTTGAAGGTTTCTGGATTAATAAAGATGATGAATCTTTAGGACGTCACAAAGGACAGGTAGGATCTGTTAAACTTACTCAGTTTGCATTTTCTAATGCTACCACTAAGACTGGTATTGTTATCAACCGTGACGTGGAGATTGTAAGATCTATGCAGTCTCTATGCAAAGCATTGAACTGTGTTGAATGGTTACAAGCTCAGGATAATCAACACGAGACTGTTGATGAATTGATCCAACAGTTTGTTACTGATAAACCTTTTGCTGGTAAGAGTCTACGTTGCTGCATTGCAGGTAATGAGTACCAAAACAAGCAAGGGTATACAAACTTTGACTTATATATGGCTAAGCCTGTTAAAGGTTCATATAGCTATGAGAGCGCTGATGTTTCAGAAGACTCTAGCAGAGTAATGAAGTTTGATGCTGATACTCATATCAGAAGAAAGAAGACTGAAACCGTAGCTTCATTTGGTGATGCCAATGTAACTACTTCATCTTCAGTTGGTTCTGATTTTGAGTTGTAATAAGTTTGATTATTGATAGAGGGGGAGTACATTTACTCCCCTTTTCTATTCCTAAACTTTTGATTATGATAAGTACTAAACAACTATTAGATACTGTTGGTCAGGTACCAAGCTATTGGATCTTTGAATTCTACTGCAGATTATCTGAGAGACTTACCGGTCAAGATCTAAAGATTAAATCTGTGTTCAAACCAGATGAAAGAACTCCTAGTTT